GGATCCAATGATAATCAAGTCTGCATTAAGATTCTCTGCAAGCTTAAGAATCTGATCTTTTGGCGTTCCGCCAGAAATAATATGGTGTTCAATTCTGTCTTCAGAAATATTGAATTTACTCACAATTTCTTTGAGTGTTGTTAAAGCGATATCTTTCACTTTGCTCTCATCAAGAGCATCCATTGTAAATGCAAAACTCAACGTTGCAGCGTACTGATAAGACGGAATTACTGAAACAAAATGGATACGAGCATCATTCTGTTCTGCTAAATCCTCAACATGCTTCGCGGCCAGAGAAATCAATGTGTCTTCATCAAGATCAATTGGAACGAGGATTGTTTTGTACATCAATTATTCCTTATCAATTAATAACTATGTGGGATTTATTCCCAATATAGCATCAAATTATCTAAGGGTAATCAATGATAAAAAGTCACCGACGTAAGTGTGCAATCTGCCGAGAGTGGTTCATCCCACGCTTCCAAAATGAACGATGGTGCTGTCCTGAACATGGGGCAGAGTTAGGCGTCAGACTTAACCTAAAGAATCGAGAAAAGGTGATAAAGGCATTAGAAACCAAGCGACGACAAGAGCAGAAGAAAAAGAAAGACAAACTTAAAATCCGAAAGTTATCAGTCAAACCCCTCAGTTACTTCGCAAAACAAGCCCAAACCGAATTCAACGCCTACATCCGAGAACGTGACTCAGCAGAGCCATGTATCAGTTGTGGGCGTTTTCATAATGGGCAATACCACGCCGGACACTTTCGTACCGTTGGCGGTAACCCAGAGTTGAGGTTCGATGAGGACAATTGCCACAAGCAGTGCGCCCCCTGTAATAACCACCTCTCGGGAAATATCGCCGAGTACCAGCCCAATCTACTCGCGAAAATTGGCACTGAGCGGTTCAACAGGCTTATGGGGCCGCATGAGGCTTGTCATTACACACGGAAGGACTTTGAGCGCATCAGAGACGAGTACAAAGCGAAGCGTAAGGCATTAAATCAGGAGGCTGCATGAATCTTAAAGAAGCAATCTCTACTGCGCGAGAACGGCGCAGCAAACGGGAAATGGCTGGAAAGGGAGATCACTATTCGGTCGTTCAATTCAATACCGGTCTCCAGGTATTCAGAAACGATAAGTTACTCAGTGTGCACAAGGTTGTATTTGACACTCATCGCGATAAGTTTGGCGGCATAGTTCATCCAAATGAGAGGGTGGCATGAGACCAGTAGACGCAATATATACACTGCCCATGGTATTCAGGCAGGCAGACCTACGGAGACTCTGGTGTCGAGGGAAGAAGACCATCACGCCATCACAGCGCGTATGGACACGCTATATGTTGTCGCTCTGGGGGCATTACCTCGGAGGTGACGAGGCACCTTCTGGCTGCGTTAACGTAATTGGTCGATTAATGGTTCGTTCAGAATGGAGTGAAACACAGTCAGAGCGGATAGTTGAAGTGGTGAACAGCCTTCACAAGCAAGGTTATCGAGGTGAAGAGTTGTTTAAAAAGTCCCGCGAAATTGTGATACCAGCAGCCTCAGCAAGCAACATCATCGCTCTCGCCAAAGAATCAGATGATGCCGCTTTTGTTGAGTCAGTCATGAAGAAAGTAATCAAGCGTGAAAGCCCGATCCGCGATGTAGCTATTAAACGATATTGCGACCGCAAATGCCCGCAAGACATTGCACAGATGATTTCATACATCACTGGTGCAGATGTTCAATTTTGCCGAAAGCGGGTTATCTGGTGTGAAGAGATACTGGAAGAGGAAATGTACTATGCAATGAAGCATGCAATGGAGAAGGAAATACTTCAAAATGCAGCATGAGTAAAAACATTTACTATTTCTCTTGATTTTGGGAAATGAAAGTGTATATTTTAGTGCATGCTCGGGAGCAAAAGCGAAAGAGCGCAGTAACAAAGAAAAGGCTGGCTTAATCGCTGGCCTTTTTGCTTTCTGGATAACCTACGCGATGTTAGAAAAACAATCGTGCAGTAGATAAGTTCGTCTTGTTAACCACTATCCACACCAATTATGTGAGTTATTGTTATTTCTGAAACCAGAAATCGACGAATTGAAAACTCGTTGATTAAACTTAGTGGTCAGAAAACATGTGTCTAAATTTGCGTGGTAAGAAAAATGTGTCATGTGTTAGTGGATTAAAACGGCATATCCAGCAGATAGATTAGGATAATCAGTTAGTTACTGAAAAAGTGAGTTTTCTTTAAGAATGCTTTCGTTACCAAGTTGGATGAAATTATAAGTTCTGGGAAGTGTAAAAAAGACTGATAAAACAAGGTTTATCTTAAATTACCATACGTTTATTGCATGTATTAATCTTAGAGAATACGATGCGCTGCGTTGTGAGGATACGCCTAACTAGGTAGAAGAGCGTTATTAGTGATTGCGAAGTTTGACTAATAGCATAATTGGCCCTTTAGCTCAGTTGGTTAGAGCAGTCGACTCATAATTGATTGGTCGCTGGTTCAAGTCCAGCAAGGGCCACCAAAGCTGTCATCGTATGATGGTTTTTACCACAGTCTTACAAACTGAAGATGTGGGTTCAATTCCCGCTGACCACTCCAACCGTCACTAGCTCAGCAGGAAGAACCGATAATTATTTTAGTTGTAGATGAGGGGGACGAGACCTCGGTGACGAAACAATTCTCTGAACAGAAAAGAAATGAAGCAACCACCTGATCTAGATCTTTTAGTCGTTACTGCATTGTGTTTGCTAATGACGATATTCTATTTTTCAATGGTTTTGTTCTATGAATAAGTAAGCATATAACTCTGCGAAGCATGATAAACGGAGCGTTTGATTTACTGCATTATCAACTTTAAGTCTCTGTTCTGTGAGATTGATAAGTATCTAAGTAGCAGGATAATAAACAATTAATAAATAGCCAAGGCAAAGTAATTGTCTGAATATTCTCCTTAGATTAACATACCCATGTTGCAGAGCAGGTTCGCGGGATTTTCTATCAGAGAATTTTCCTGTTCTGTGACACCCAATTCAAAGGCTACCTTCGGGTGGCCTTTTTCAAATCTAGCAAGCAGAAAAAATGGTGATAGCTAACTTTGTCACGATTCCGGTTGAACATATATTTAGTTCTCTAACAATGTACAGGTAAGAAAGCTAGAAGGTATTCAGAAAAGTATCTTTAAGCATTTTTCAAATGCGCAATGATCACAGCAGGCATCCCGCAAAACTAAAACGCTTAGTAAATGGATCTTAGAAATCCCTATGCTTTATCATCTAGCACTAATATAGTCATCTTAATGTTTTTGATAGAAACATCTCAAAACATAGATTTAGTAGAATATAATATGTTTAGTCTAGGAGACTTCATTAGTATTTAGAAAAAACTAATAATTTAATTATGGTTTCAAGGGGACTATTCTAACAGTATAGGAGATATTGAATGTCGTATGAATCTGATGATTTTGATGTACGGGTCTATCGCGAGGCTGAAGCAAAAAAAGTACTTGCCAGACTACAGTCTATTATTGACAATGAAAAAGAAAATCAAAGAGACATGATGGGGTCAGTTGGGGCAATCTCATCAATTTTAAGTGCCTCTGGTGATGTGCTAGGTATGATTTCTCCGCAAAAAAAAACTAGCAGAAGCGTTGCCTTTAAAATAAAAAATAATAGTCAAAATGTTTTCATTCCACAATATGTAACAATTAAAGATGTAAACTCAGTTAAAGAGAATATAGATATTTGCGCTCCTGGTAACAGCACACAGCTAAAAGTTTCATATAGTAATAACGGCGGTGTAAATTCTGGAGGCAATATTGAAGTAAGTTTTATGCTTGTCAATTCAAACTTTGAGGCTTTGAAGTGTCAAATTGATTTTCAACCTAATTATGATATTTGGCATCCACGAATGTTTGCAATCGTAGAGCCTGAATCGGACAAAATCATACTGAGGAAGTTTTTCAGTAGTGATGGCTATAGTTTAATCTATCTGAGGGTTGAACTTAATAATAATCAACCGCTCTCCTTCGGTTTAGCTACTTTTACTAGTCTTGATAGCAAAGGCGAATCTTATCTTAATCTCACTGTTACAGACTGGCGAAAAGATGCAGATGATGTGTTGAATTAAGGTTGAGTCAATATTAAAAGGAGATAAGAAATGGCTATACAAGAATCATCAAGAAATTCCCGAAATTACTCAGCTTGCCTCAAACTATCAAGAGCATACTGGAAACACATTCAACGGACTTCGGGGGATAATCAATCAACGAGGATTCTCCCTTATATCAGTTTGATCGCGGGAATGATTTCTGGAACAACGTCTCTAGTTAGTGGAGTTATGGGGCTTAAAAGTGCCAATAACTCTGTAAAATCTATCAACGTATCTATTAATAACTTTTCAAAGTATTCTTTGGTTATTTATAAATTAGTTAATGTCTCTGAAACAGAAATTAATGACATTGTCATCCCTAGGGATCAGAAAGGCACGCTTATAATTAACAATTGCAGCTTTAATGAGAACGATGGCCCTGAGTTACACATGATACTTGATGATGGCAAAGTCAACTCTCTGTGTATTGCAAAGCTAGGATGGACATCTAGTAAAGGTCAAATGCGTATCCGTAAACTGACTTTTAATGATAATAAGAAAGACATTATTTTTGATGATGAAGCGTGCAGTAAAATTAAGGGGGTTCTGGACTATCCTATATACAGTTGCGGAACATCTGGAAATGAAGAAGCTTCTTTTATCATTACGAATCCTCCAATAATGGATAATGAGTGTTGCATTAATATCAATATTTTTGACGGTGACGTGTGAGTTTACTGGCTCTATCGAATGTGTGATGGAGCCGATTATCACGCTAAATTATAACTTTTTGTATACAATGTATTTACTGTTTCTAGTGTAGTTTATTTATTCATGATTTATTGATGAAGCCATTTACTACAATGAATAAAGTCGTGACTTACATATTACTAACTACCATGTTTGCCCTCGGTGCAACGATGATCATAGGTATGTATTGTGAGTGCACTCGCTTCCCATTTTTTTTCAACAAATTAGTGCACTTAGGTTCTCATTTTAAAGATTTCGAAGTGTATCGACTGAGAAATACATGTAAGTTTTTTTAAATCATGAGCACCTCCTCTATATTGCAGTAACCAATTTCAAGGCCCTGAGTTAATAGCTCGGGGCTTTCTTGCATTTAGTGTCATCCAACACCAACCAACCACACTCACACATCCCTTGTCTGGCATGGATACGGGTGACGCTATTCCCTAATTAATTACACTGCGCCTAACCCTACGGGGAGGTGAGACGATGCTACGTATGGACAAAATCACAACAGGTATTTCCTACGGAGCGTCAGGCGGTAGCGCCTTATTCTGGCTTAAACAACTCCTTGATGGCTTCTCACCTGAACAGTGGGCAGCGTTTGGCGTTCTTGGAAGCCTGCTATTTGGCCTCCTGACGTTTCTAACGAATCTCTACTTCAAGATAAAAGAAGACAGGCGCAAAGCCTCAAGGGGTGAGTAATGAATCCATCCCTGAGAAATAAATTAAGCGCGGCAATGATTACTCTCATCGTATCTGGTGCATCTGCTCCGGTATTGCTTGACCAGTTTCTCAATGAGAAAGAAGGAAGCAGCCTAACAGCGTACCGAGATGGCGGTGGCATCTGGACTATATGCCGTGGTGCAACGATGGTTGATGGTAAGCAAGTCGTTCATGGAATGAAGTTAACGCAGGCCAAATGCAATCAAGTAAACGCCATAGAACGCGACAAGGCATTAGCTTGGGTGGAGCGAAACATTCGCGTCCCCCTTACCGAACCACAGAAAGCAGGCATTGCATCATTCTGCCCTTACAACATTGGCCCTGGTAAATGCTTTCCTTCGACGTTCTATAAGCGACTGAACTCCGGTGATCGGAAAGGAGCTTGTGAGGCTATCCGCTGGTGGATTAAAGATGGTGGCCGTGACTGCCGACTGACTAAAGGTCAAAAGAATGGCTGTTATGGTCAAGTGGAGAGACGCGATCAGGAAAGTGCGCTGGCGTGCTGGGGAATTGACCAATGAATACCAATTTCAGTTGGCGAATGATGACAATAGGTATGTTGCTGGTGGCGTTGGTCGTCGCTGGGAGAATAGCGAGCCACTACCGCGATAAATACCATCAGGTGGATAAATCGTGGCAATTGAAATGGGCGCAGCGCGATAAAGAGGATTCTGATGCTCTAGCCCGGCTACAGGCAAGCGAACGAGCAGAAGAGCAACGCAGGCAACAGGCAGCAAATCAGGCGGTCAAAGATGCAGGGAAAGACAACGAACAGCTTAAAGCTGATGCTATTAATGCTAAGCGCTCTGCTAACAGGTTGCAGCAACAGCTCGCACAGCTCAGGCAACAATTCGCAGACAGTGAAACCGGCAAGCTTTCCGGTGCTGCCAGCGCAAGCACGTCAAAGTCCCAAGCCATCATATTGCTTACCGAGTTGCTCAGCGAATCTAGCGAAGCAGCAAGAGAGTATGCAAAAGAGGCTGACCGTGCTCGTCGCGCTGGACAAACATGTGAAAACATCTGGGACACCGTAACCGGACTAAGTCCAAAACCATACAGAAAGGATAATTGATGAAATTAAAACTATTTTTACTCGCGATTGCATGTATGTCTCTTGCTAGCTGTACAACGCTTTATTACAGGTAACGTGTATGAGATATGTATTAACCGCATTTTTAGCTTTTTGCCTGAGTGGCTGCATATCTATCTATGGTCCAGTGAAGCCCGGAGTACAACAGCCTTCTAACAACAGCTCACCTCAGGCACCAGGAATGAGCGAGCTTGTATCGACAACTGTCATTAGCAATAGAAAGTCTGAAGAATTACTAAATGCTGTAGAGCTGTACTACAGAGAGAAAAATATTACTGCAAGTGTAAATGACAGAACCAGTGGGATAATCGCGGGTACGGGGGATGATCCTGAATTGAGTTCACTATACCTTGATTGTTCAGCTTTAGCTCAAACTCAAAATATTCAAGAAAGTTACCGTATTGTCACTCAGGTTTGGAGTGCGGGTGAGGGCAGTAATGTCACCGTAACAGTTACAGGCTTAGCGGGATTAACTGCCGCGGATGGTAACGACAAAATAAAACCGGTTGAATGTAAAAGCTCGGGGACTTTTGAAAAAGATTTATTGGAGCAGCTGCGAAAATAAATATTAAGCAGGAATTCAAGAGTGCCTGCGTTAATTCGAATATCACAGATACAGCCTCACTTCAGTGGGGCTTTTTTTATACCTAAGACATAAAGGGCATTAAATGAAATATGACGCTTTGAACTTACCTAAATCATTAAATAATTTAAAAGATGAATCAAAAGTTATGCCGAAGGGGGATCCTTCTGTCGGTTATCCGCAAATTTGTATTCGTTCAAACCGGAAACCTGAACGAACAGATTTGGAAGCTATTTGCGAGATTGCGGATGAAGCCGCTGCCCAGTATCCAAATGACAAAGAGGCACGTGCAAAAGCGGTAGTTGCGGCGCTAAATAAAATTTTAGGTGGCGGAGCACTTGGACACGCGTGGATCATCGTATTTGAAAGCGAAAAGGTTACGGATGCTAATAGCCACCGTTATGGTTACCACGAGGGTTATGGATATACTAAAAACAAATCTAACGACCGTGTAGATCGTGGTTTTGCTTATCAACTGTGCATGAAAATTAGTGATAATCAGTTTAAAGATTTAGAAAACAAAATTATTCCACAGCTAAATATTGAAAGTACGGAAATTGCAAAAGGTTTCCATATGGAGCCAGGTAAAGGCCAACAGGGTGTATATACGCCGCTGACAAACTGCACTTGGTTTGCAGGAAATGTTTGGAATCGCACAATGAATCAGGATGTTGTGTTTAATCAGCCATTTGATGGAAGTGCGCATGCAGAAGACTGGGGCATTGACGCAATCGAAAATGTCACTGAAGTAGCCGATCCTGGCATGTTGTCGGAAAGCATGAAAGCTATTTTAGGTAAGTAGCGGTAATAAATAAGTTCTTTCAAAAATGATATTGCCCCGCATCTGCGGGGTTTTTTTATATCTGCATTTCACCGCGCTTTCTCCGCGCATTAAAAAACCAAGAGCCTTTCGGGGTAGAGCTTGAGATAGGGCAGTGGTTATCGCTGACCGCTCTTGGGCTGCCTACATCTGGAGAACAGGCTCTATCACCAAAAGGTAACAGCAATATGAATAATTCAATGATTGTTCTTCCTGCCAATGAAGCTCCGACCATGAGCAGTTTAGAAATGGTCGATTACATAAATGCTGATCGGAAATCAAAAGCTGAGGCTCAAGGACTGAAGTTTCCATGTAAGCAGATCAGAAAGCTTGAACATAGAAGCTTCATGAAAAAAGTCCCAAAAGTAATAGGGGAGGCAGCTGCAAAATTTTTTGCATCTGATTCTTACATCAATGGTACTGGCGGGAAGGTAGAGCGAGATATTTATAACTTCCCAAAACGCGAAGCTTGCCTAATGGCGATGAGTTACAGCTATGAGCTTCAAGCTCAAGTATTCGATCACATGACCAAGCTTGAGGGGAGCAATGAAGTTAATCTCCTCGACTTTTCTGGATTGACTGAGCTAGCCATAAGTGAAATGCAAAATAGGGTAGCCGCTGCTGAGAAATTCTCTTTTGAGGAACATGGTCAGGCTGGAAGTGCGCTCATGACTCGCCGTAAGAAAGAGAAAAAGGTTATCAAAAAGGCTGAGCAACTAGTGAAAGACCTTATCCAGTTCAAGCTCTGCGACCTTGGCGACTTCCCTAATGGAGAACTGGCATGAACCCAACCCAGTTCATTCACTCCAACGTGAAAAACGAGCTGGTAAAACAAGGCTATGACCAAAACGTAGCCTTAATGGGGGCAGATATGGCGGTAGACCATTACCGCCGCTGTTCTCAAGCCAGCAGAAAGGGCGCGATATTCGATGATTGCTTACGAACCGCCAAACTCTGGGCAGATAAATACGGTAAGAAGCCAAAAACAAGTGCCGCGTAGCCACTACAAAGCGTCTCAAGTAGGCGCTTGATAGTGTCACTGCTAAAGGGGTGAACCAATCTTGCTGTCGGGTAAGCCGTAAGTCAGTTAGCACCTCTGCGAAGCGGGGCGAGTCTGGCGAATCAGCTATTAACGAGTTGGCAAAGGGCTTCTTCGGCTTCAGATAGAGAGAAGTTAGGTATGAAGTTACCTTGATATAGTTCACCAGTGCGAGATATACGCCATACCCCTTTGCGTTCAGCATCCGATGAGAGTTCATCTCCGGCATCCAGATCAACTTCTATCCCAACAACGTGAAGGCAATAAAAATCATTGCGCTTAACGATGAGCACGAACTGAGGGCTGGTTTGCATTCTTACTTTCTTAACGATAACGGCTTTCATGGTGACTCCATAGCTACAACGGCGATAGTTATACACCGTGACTATGAAGAAACAATGGAAAACATCTGAAAATTAAATTGCGTAGGGTTGTCGCAGCATCTCTGTATTAGCCACAACCAGTTTCTCTCCTGACTAATAGCGTACAGAGAGATCAATAACGACCAATGCCGAGCGCCCACCAAGCGACTCTCATGGCGGTGACATGAACCGTGGCAGAAGAATCATGGAGCAATACAGTGTGTTTTCACTGAGAGCACACGATATTGCAGCATAAGTTCACATGGCGCCCTCGGGCGGATACTCAAAAAAACAGAGGAATGTTCGCTTATGGCTGATAAGTACAACGTCAAAGCAACAAAGAAAGACGGAACCACATACGAAGGCGTCATGACAACCAAAGAGCCAAGACTGGTTAACGGTCTATTTGCTATCTCGGAGCATGACGGCTCATGGACATACATTCAGCCGGATGAGTTGAGTGAGATCACATTCAAGCCGGTAGTGGAAGAGCAGGATTGACATGTGGCCGAAATGAAATCGGCCACGATATTTACCCTCTGGACTCTCTACCGTCTTCGTCTTCATTAACACGGTAGCGCCAGTATTTATCTGGTTTGACCCAAACAACTCTTTCACCGCTCTCAACTCGGAAGGCCTTTATTACCTTGGTTGATAAGGCTTGATTCCCATCGGCGTTTTCTTTGAGATGCTGTTCGTTTCCTGATTTCACCAAATGATCAACAACATCCTGCTGATATAAACAACCATCAGCCGTTAAGGTGGACATCATCCATTGTGTAACGTCAGAAACAGTAAACACTTTGATGTCTGGGCTTACGGCTTTGGGGAAGGAAATGCTAATGATTCAGGAGCAAACCGACCTTGTTCAAGCTTTTTACCTGCAAACCATTGGCACACTATTTCATCAGAATAGATGGATTTGATGGTCATTTCTGGTCCGCCGGATTTTAATACAACCAAATCACCGGACTTAAATTCTTCACTCATAAAAGCTCCTTTGGGAATAAAACATGGCACTCACCGACAAACAAGAAATGTTCTGTCGCGAGTACCTCATCGATTTAAATGCCACACAAGCGGCTATTCGGGCGGGGTACAGCGAAAAGACTGCAAACCGCATCGCCGCCCAACTGTTGTCAAAAGTTGACATCCAGAACAGCATCGCGCAACTGAAAGCTCAACGCAATGAGCAGGTTAACATCGACGCGGCTTATGTTTTGAGACGTTTGGTTGAAATTGACCAAATGGACGTTCTCGATATTGTTCGAGATGATTTATCGCTTAAGCCTGTTAGCGAATGGCCTTCATCGTGGCGTCGCTATATCTCAGGGTTCGACTTAGCCGAGATGTTTGAGAACACTGGCGAGGGCGGCGGCAGAGAATTAGCCGGGATCATGAAGAAGATTAAGTGGCCAGATAAGGTTAAGAATCTGGAGCTACTTGGTAAGCATGTTTCCGTGATGGCCTTCAAAGAGCAGATTGATCAGAAGGTCACCGCTACTCACAACATTATGCCAGTCCCAACCTGCGACAGTGCGGAATCATGGGAGGCAATCGCACAGAAACAGCAAGGCGAGGTACTGGGCAAATGAGCTACAACGTAGTTTGGAAGCCGTTACCCGGATCGCAGTCACTGTCTCTGAGTTGCCCATGTGATGAGATTCTTTTTGAGGGTACTCGCGGCCCCGGTAAAACTGCGGCGCAGCTGGCTAGATTTCGCCGATTGGTTGGCACCGGCTACGGCACGTTCTGGCGAGGTGTGATATTTGACACCGAGTATAAGAACCTTGCAGACATCATCACGCAGTCTAAACGTATGTATCGGTTGTTTGGGGATGGGGCGAGATTCTTAAACTCTGCCTCAGAATTGAGATGGGTGTGGCCAACCGGTGAAGAGTTGCTGTTTAGGTTCGGCAAAGAAGAAAAAGATTACTGGGATTATCATGGGCAAGAATTCCCGTTTATCGGATTTAACGAGCTAACAAAGCAGCCTAATCCTGATTTCTACGAATCTATGTTCTCATGTCGGCGATCGTCATTTAGGCCGCAGGACTACCCACTGCCAGACGGCAGCTTGTTGCCAAATATCCCGCTAGAGACTTTCAACACTACAAACCCATTCGGCATAGGCCATACATGGGTTAAAAAGCGATTCATTGACCCAGCACCGCGTGGAACCATCATCCGCGATAAGCAGATAGTGCCTAATCCACAAACGCAGCAGGATGAAGAGATTACGCTGACTCGCGTAGCTATTCATGGCTCGTTCAAAGAGAACCCATATCTCGATCCTGTATACATCGCCACGCTGATGAACATCAAAGACCCTAACAAGCGCAAAGCATGGGTTGAAGGTTCATGGGATGTGACGAGCGGTGGGCGATTTGACCACCTGTGGAATGAATCGCTGCACGTCATCAAGCCATTCACCATCCCCGAAAGTTGGACGGTTGATCGCTCACATGACTGGGGCGAGTCGAAGCCGTTCGCTAACTTGTGGTGGGCACAATCAGATGGAACAGAAGCAACACTCCAGGATGGGCGCAAGTTCTGCCCGCCGACAGGTTCATTGATTCTGATTGGTGAGTGGTATGGCTGCCCGCCTGAAGAACTCAACAAAGGCCTGAATATGTCATCGACAAACGTTGCTAAAGGCGTGGCGTGGGTTGATAAGCGGCTTATGGGTGAAGAGGTTGAAGAACCTGAAGAGACTCAGGGAAAAGGGCAGATGCACATCGTGCCTGGCATATGTAGCAGCGTAATACCCGGTCCGGCTGATGGCGCGATATTCAACACTGGAGATAATGAGCTATCCATTGCACAAAAGATGGAAGCACAAGGCGTTACGTGGCTGGCAGCAGATAAAAAGCCCGGTTCACGTATCAATGGCGCATCACTCTTCGCGGACATGCTAGAGGCGGTGATAGAAGGAAAGTCCACAGAATCAGGGCTTCCTGAGAAGCCAGCCTTCTATGTCATGGAACATTGCCGTGGCTGGATTAGCCGCATACCGGTGCTTGTCCGTGACGATAAGAAGCCAGACGACGTCGATACCACTCAGGAAGATCACGACTTCGACGCTACGCGCTACCGCGTACTGCATTCACCTAAACAAATCACCGGCATGTTGGTGCGTTCGCGCTGACGGAGGACATCGTGGCCGAAAGCGAAATTAAGCAGAATCTCACCACAAACGCCAGCGTCGACCGTGAGCGCATGCGTTATGTAAACGCTATGTTCAATGGCACCAGTAACACTAAACGCAAACGGCTGTATCAGGAATTTGGCTACCCAGTTGAACTCTGCTTCGACGATTTCTATCGTGCATATCGTCGCAATGCAATCGCTGGCGCTGCCGTAATGCGAGTTGTTGATGGATGCTGGGAGGATTACCCGGAAATTTACGAAGGCGACATTACAAAAGACGCCACGGAACAAACCGCGTGGGATAAGCAAATCAATAAGCTTCTCAAGCGATGCTGGAAACAAATTAAAGGTGCCGATAAGCGCAACCTGGTCGGCCGTTACTCTGGATTATTGATTCAAATAAAAGACAGTAAGTCATGGTCAGAGCCTGTTGATAAGGCCATGGTCGGCAGACTGAAAGAAAAGGCACTCGTCAGGCTAATACCGGTTTGGGAAGCGCAGCTTGACCCTGTTAGCTATAACGAAGATCAGAATAGCGAGAATTACGGCGATGTCAGCATGTACTCATTCACTGAGATACCTGTACAGCAGCAGCGAAGTAATCAGCCTGGCAGGGTCATTAACGTTCACCCAGATAGAGTTATTATCCTTGCAGAAGGTTCTGACGACGGGCGACTTGATTCCGGTGAGTCGCTGCTGGAAGAGGGATTCAACAAGCTGATGGATCTCGAGAAAGTTTCGGGTGGCGCTGCTGAGGGATTCCTCAAGAACGCAAGCCGACAACTTAATTTTAACTTCAGCGCCAAAACGAACTTCGCTCAGCTTGCGCGTGCTCTCGGAGTCTCCGAATTTGAGTTATCGAATGCAATGGACGATCAGGTTAAACGCCTGAATGACAGTACCGACAGCGCCGTAATGATGCAGGAAGGTGATGCCAGCGTACTCTCGGTAGAAGTAGCAGACCCTGAGCCGACGTGGCGTACTGCTCTCAATGAGTTCTGCGCAACGGTGCCGATCCCCGTGAAGGTACTGGTTGGTATGCAAACCGGTGAACGGGCCAGCACGGAAGATGCGAAGGATTGGGCCAAAACCCGAATGAGTCGACGTAATGGATTCTTGACTGACCTCATCACTGACATCGTTTCCCGATTCTGGAGCCTCGGATTTATATCACCGGCGAAGGACGAAGAGATTTCTGTAGGGTGGTCAGATTTGCTTGCACCAAGCCAGGCGGAGAAGATTGCCAATATGGATAAGCTCGCCGATGTCGCAGTGAAATCAACGAACGCATTTGGTCGCTCAGCAATCACCGAAAACGAAATACGTGCAGCAGGAGAGCTTCAGTCTCTTCCTGAATTAGATGATGAGGTTCCGCCAGATGACAGCAAGCCAAAGCCTGACCCACTGGCAGACCCAGAATCAGAAACCGAAAAGTCCGGTAATACCACGGTCGAAAGTTGACCCCACGATGTCGCGAAAGTCAGTCAGCAAGATGGAGCGCGACATCGAGGACCGGTATTACTCAATTAAGGTTGCACTGAAATCATTGTTCGACCAGCGCCTGACCGGGCGAGAGCGTGAGGTAAACAGCCATAACTGGCACTTCCTTTGCCACGACAACGGCGAGGATATGCGGCTCTATCAGGTCAACGCTGGCAAGTTCATCTACGACATGTCGGCGCAAGAGTTGGCTAACCTGCTAGAGGCAGTGCAGGGCATTCTCGACGATTACCTGCTGGATGGTGGAGAACAAAACCTGTGGGCGATGGATTTCGTCGCCGTAGAAGCACAGCGCGGCACGCTGGAGGCTTTCAATAACCTCTCGCAGCAGTCGCAGGTATACGCCAGCCAGACGACGTTACAGCAACTTTTAAACAGTCCTGGTTATCTAAACCAGATTGCAGCGGCAAGGCTGACAACGTTCAGTGACTGGAAGGTCATTAGCGATACCGCTCGCGGCGATTTGACCAACATCATCACCGATGCAGTGGTCAGAGGCGTTAATCCGCGTGAGACGGCCAGCGTCATCAGCAAACGCCTCGATGTCAGTATGTCGAAGGCCAAGACCATCGCTCAGACTGAGCAGGTCGGCGCACTTCGGCAGGCACAATGGAACGAAACGGACTGGGCCGCTGAAAGGCTAGGTCTTAATACTGGGCTCCTGTGGCTGTCAGCATTAAAGCCAACAACGCGCAGCTGGCACGCCAGACGTCATGGAAAAGTCTACACCACTGAAGAGGTGCGAGACTTCTACGCCGAGAACGGCAACCGGTACAACTGCTACTGCAGTCAGATCCCAGTACTGCTCAACGACGACGGCAGCATATTCAATGAAGGGCTTGCAGAGAAATTGGAGACGGAGCGCAGGCATTGGAAAAATGATAGTTGAACGAATTTTTTTTTCTAGACATATTAATGCCCTACACATAGGAGAATAATATGTCGTTATATAATAGCGTTCAAAGAAAGTTAACTGAATACAAAGAGGCTGAACAACGTTACTGGGACGATCTCAAGGAGCGCCTTACCCTATTCAAGCCTAAACTTATTGATTATCTTGGCGTTGAAGGTATGGAACTTTGTGATGCTCATGATAAAAATAAGTACCCTATCGTCTTGGTTGGCAAAAAAGTAGGCGAAGAAGTTGAAGATGAATTAGTAAGAAATTTTGAAAAAGTAGATGGACAAAAGCCCAGCTTGCGTTTCTTTGTTCAGATAAATCTTTCAAAATCCTATAGTGAAATTTATGTGAAGTCGGAGATATTTGAATGTCTTTTCTGGGGGAAAGACGATAGCTACACTATGGATATCTGTGGGGAAAGCGTTGGTTGCAGGAAAGTTACGGATAAGACTGATTTTACCAATGCCTTTGATTTTATTATCAAAAAAATTGAAGAGTCTGTCGATGCAGAGCGATTTTTATAATCAGTAAATACGAACAACAGAAGGTCGCCACGGCGGCCTTTTTTAATGCCTGAAATCCACCAATGAGGACCCAGCATGAAACGCAACCGCGTTAACGTGCTGACCGTCGTCAACTCCGCTTCAAATATCACAACTGAAACTATCGACGGCAAGCCACATATTGTGGTTCGCGGCATCACGCCTGTCGTGGACGATATCGTGATGAACCGGAAGTTGTACCCGGCAGCAGAAATAGAAAAGGCCTACAACACGCTTGAACGTAACCCGATGCCGCTGGGTCACCCAAAGGTGGATGGCAAGCATGTCTCGGCGCGCGATGTCCGGGCGGTGAACGAATTCCACGTCGGAGCTTGGCTACAGAACGTCAGCCACAAAGACGGCAAGGTAACTGGCGACATGTACGTTAACCGGCAGTACGCCGAATCCAGCGATAAGGGCAAACGCCTGATTAACCGCTTGGATGACATGTTGTCTGGTGCTAACGCTGACCCGATCCACATCTCCACCGGCCTGCTGTATTCCGGCATTACTGCCAACGGCGAGTCGAAGGGAAAGAAGTATAACGAGATCGCCACCAACATGATGTTTGACCATGTTGCTGTGCTGCTTGATGAGCCTGGTGCCGGTACGCCGAATGAAGGCGTGGGCATCTTCGTTAACTCTGACGGAGATGAGCAGCAGATTGAAATGGCGAACCTGGCCGACGCCTATGACTGCACCCGCGAAGGGATGCTCAACAAAACCAGGTTCTTCTTCACTAACGCCTCCAACTTTTCCTTCGACGATATCCAGCGTGCTATCAGCGACAAATTGCGCGAGGGCGATATCGAAGATAAGTGGCTTTGGCCTGAAACGGTGTGGCCTGACAGCTTCATTTACCAAGATGGCTCAAAACACCTGAAGCAAAAGTACCTCATCGATGATGGCGGCAAGGCCGTTTTCGTCGGCGAACCTGTAGAAGTCGTGCGCAAACCCACTGAGTACGAAATTAAAACCAACGGAGCTGAAAACCCGATGAAAGACATGATCGTTAACGCGCTGAAAGCGAAAGGTAAGCCGACTGAAGGCAAGACCGACGCAGAGCTTTTTGATGCATTCAACCAAATGAATGCGGAAGAAGCAGCAAAAACCGAGACGCCAGAGCAGAAGGCGGCACGCGAAAAGAAAGAGTCTGATGAAAAGGCTGCAAAAGACAAGGCCACCAACAGCGAAGAAATGCCAGCCTGGGCTAAGTTGCTCACTGAGCAGGTATCGGCGCTGAACACCCAATTCGCGGCCAACTCTGACAAAGAGAAAGGCGAGAAACGTGCAGCAGTCAAAGCCAAGTTCGGCATGACTGATGTTGCGGTTAATGCTCTGGACGGCGAGCCACTGAATGAGCTGTTCGCTCAATGTTCAACCTCTACAGGTCTGAATGGTGCATTCCGCCAGACTAACTCTTCTCAACCAATCAGCGAAATGCCGGAGTAAATAATGGCTAAAGATGGAAAACACGTAATTCACGCCGGTGGCGTATTCCCTAATCCGCTGCTCAATCGTGAAGGCCGCGCGACAGCCGTTAAGCCTGGCACTTTGGGCTTCTTCGATGCTGGCGTATTCAAAGCATCCGTAGACGGAAGTGAAACCGCTGTCATCTACGCTGCTGACTTTGATTATCTTCGCTGCAAGTCAGTCGATGACACATTTGCAGTTGATGATCTGTTAGTGGCAATTCACCCGCTGCCGGGCATGTTCCTTAACGTGCGCGCTGCAGCAGGCACCTACAAAAAAGGCGATGCACTGTCAATCGTCAACGGCCAGGTGAAAAAATGGGCCACCGGTGAGGCAGATCGTTGCTACTGCGACGAAGAGCACTCAATTACCGCCGTTGCTGGCGACCTCATTCGTGTAGTGATTAAGTAAGGAGTCACTGAATGCTTGTTTATTCTAAATCGCTGGGCGAAAAGACCGGCAACCTGGCGGTTAACCAGTACCAGTTCGGTATGCTTTCTCAGGAGCGTGATGCCGCCCTAAACCATCAAGGTGTCAATGTGATGCAGGAGATGGCAGACCGCATTAATGCTGTTAGTCAGTTGAATGGTATCAACGCCGTACGCTCACCTGCAGATCTGTATAAAGCGTTTGACCAGACCGTGCTGCGCCAATTTCAGCCGAACACTGAGTTCACCCTGTTCAACGACCTGATGCCGCTGTCTCGTTCCGTGCGAATTAACCAGACCGTGTACGAATACGCGAAGTCCGGCGGCCGCATGTGGGCACACACCTCCATGTCAGGCCAGATTGGGGCGGCGCTGGATGCTGTCCAGTACCAGTACGACAGTACGATGGTGCCAGTGCATGATACTGGCTTCAAATTCCACTGGCGTGAACCTCGTCTGAACAACCCGGATGCGTTCGACATCATCTCTGATGCACAGTTCGAGTCCACCAATGAAGTACGACGCCAGTACGTGGATTACATCTACAACGGATATCGCGATGCGGAAGGGACTTACATCAAGTTCGATGAGAAGACCTGGAAGGGCCTGAAGAATGATGAGCGCGTAGCAATGATTGACCTTGGCGCATCTGGCCTGAATATCGACTTCACCAGCGCGTCGGCGACCGCTGAGCAGATCCGTAATGCGGCAATCAAGCTGCGCGATACGCTCAAGCTGACTAACAACCAGTACGCCGAGCAGACCTGGTATGTGTCGAGTGCCATCATCTCCAACTTGGAGCGCTACTTCAGCGACAACTACCAGTCTGACACCATTCTGCAGGAGCTTCTTAAACTGTCCGGTATCTCTGCAATTAAAGAAGATGCTCAGCTGGCGAAACTCGATACCAGCGGATGCACCAGTGAGCTACCGATTAGTGCAGGTAACAGCGTTGGCCTGTTCATGGTTGTCGGGGGTTGCTGATGGTGTGGATTGACGTAACAGAACGCAGTCCTAAACCATTCTCTCGTGTATGGGTTCGCACCGATACCGGACGTGAAACCACCGGTTATGTGAATAGCTCCGGTGAGTGGGTGATTAACTGCAAGCGCATTCGTGATAGCGGTGCAAAGGTCGAGAGGTGGCGAGAATGAGCAGCGTTGCCAACTGGAGCTATACGGCACAAGCCACAATCTGGCGCATCCTCGGAACTGATGAGTGGAATAAGCCATCATTCGCCGCACCTTTCACTATTGCATGCGACTACGGTGGTGACTCTAAACGCGGTAACGCTGATGTTGGCCGCGAGTTCGTGGTGAAGGATACAGTCTGGACTGAGTACGCAGAAGCTAAAGAGGGTGACTACCTGCTGATCGGAGTATCGACCGATGCCAACCCTATCGATGCCGGCGCAGATGAGATTAAGCACATCATTCGCTATGCGGACACATTTGATCGCGTTGCTGATGATTATGCATTGATAACCGGAGTCTGATATGGGCGTTAAGGTGAAGGGGCTTAAACAGGCTAAGGCTAACTTTGACCATTTGATTGATGACGTGGTCGGAAAGAAAGCCGTAAGGGCTACATATCGAATCCTGCTTATCATAGGGACTCAGGCATCTATTTACACTCCGATCGACACATCGACCCTCATAAACTCACAGTTCAGGGAAGTGAAAGCAGGCAATAAAATCATCACTGGTCGAGTTGGTTATTCTGCTAACTACGCGGTGTATGTTCACGACCCGAACGTGAAGCAGAACTTCAGGCGCTCTACCGCTAAAAAAGAATTTCTTAAACTTGGTGCTGATGATTCCAAGGGGCAAATCGATAGGGCAGTTGCTGAGGAGATGAGCCTATGAGTACGCCAGTATTCATTAAGTTTCGTGAGTGGCTAGAGGGAGCTGGGCTAGTTGCTGGATACAAAGTGCAGATGGTGCAGTGGGTAGAGCAGAAGAGTGACTCTGGGAACATGAAATACATTGTATTTCAGCCAAATGGCGGCACTCCACGCGTTAAAGACCTGAGTGCTGATGATAATGTTCAGGTTATTCTCGTTAGCGCTAAGAATGACACTCAGACCGTAGTGCAGCGTGCACAGGACATACTAGATTATGTGATAGATAACCCTGATGACTCTTGCCTCAATTCAGTCTTCAATCTCGGCGGGATGCCAACGCCAATACCTACGGAAGAGGGAAGAACGGTCATCAGCCTTTTGTTCCGCTGCACTGCATAACAACATTCAAAACTAACAGGCTGCCTTATGGTGGCCTTTTTTATTTCCAACAAAAGAGGTAAGTCACCATGGCAGATTGCCAGAATGATTACGGGAAGTTAATTGGCCGCGTCGCTATTCTGCGTCTTGCCGAAGGCTGCCCAGATACAGTCCCAGAACAATCAGAGTTCGTGCGTATGGGCGCTCTGACTACCAAGTCAATCGACTATTCAATGAACACTGTTACTTCTGAGGCTGATGACACCAAAGGTCTGGTTGAGAACCTTGTCACTAACATGGACCTGACTATCAGCTTTGATGGTGAGTGGCGTAAGCGCGATAAGCCAACTGACTTTGGCCCAATCAAACTATCCAAAGAGCTATTGGCAGAAACCAAATCTGGCCGCCAGCCGACTTACTGGGTTCAGTTTGATTTCACCGGTGAAGACGCCGTAGTTCTCCAAGGCTATATGGCTGCGACTTCATGGTCTGGCGAGTTCGGGGCATCTGACATCGCAACTTATTCCGGCGAATTCAAGGTGGCTGACGCTGATACTGTCGAATATCTGGAAGAGGAAGTTCCTGTTACGGGTGTAACTGTCACTCCGGCCAGTGGAAGTGTTGCCGTTGGCGCAACGACCACATTTACGGTAGATGTAGCCCCTGCTGGCGCAACCAACAAAGCCTACACGGTAACGTCATCAGCTCCATCAAAGGCGACGGCAACACTGTCTGGCACCACGGTAACGGTAACTGGCGTGGCGGCTGGTACGGCAAGCATCACTGTCACCACAACCGACGGCGCAAAGTCTGCGGTTTACGCGGCAACAGTAACTGCTTAGTAAGCACTACAGAGGGTATCGATGATGCCCTCGATACTGCTCACAAGGAATTCACATGACACCGATCACCGACATTGGCGAAATGCTTATTTCAGACCGTGAGAGAGACTATTTCTTTCGGCCTTCTCTTGTTTCTATGGCAAGAATCGGATCCCCCTCTGAAATAGTTGCCGCGCACGCAACCATGAATGGATTTGAGGTTTTTAGGCTAATTTCACAAGCCTCTGATGCATGGGGAAAGGTCCCTGAATGGCTGTTAAAAACAATAAAGACTCCCGTATATGGCCGCCCCGTCTTGGCTACAGCGATGAGCATAATGCAGGCGTGCTGTGACGATGATTTAACCTTGCTGATTGGAGAGTGGAGACCCGGTAAAAAAGGTGTCGTCTACCGCAAAGGGAAGATGGGGATCGGGGAGATAATCATCATTGCGCGCGAGCTAATCGAGCATGGTGTTATCGGTAAGGCTAAGCTCAGAAAGCTACAAAAGCATGAAAGCAAAGATGAGTATTCATCAGAGTTTCGAGTGGTCGATTATATAAACGCGGCGCGGGCTCATTTCAACATGCCTAGAAGCGAAGCTGAACAGCTAACCATGACAGAGTTCCAGCTCATGCTTAAAGCTAAGTATCCAGAAGAGAAAGGATTCACGAAGGAAGAGTATGACGCGGTCATCGACGCGGATGATAAACGAACAGCTGAATTGCTCTCTGGTCGCCGCAGATTGGTCAAGTCTAAGAAGTTACCGGCTAAGGCCGCTTAATGTCACAACCTGCTCCGGCAGGTTTTTTTATGTCTGGAGATCGT